TGGTTCACAAATTTGTGGATCCTTGTCGTGGCGAGTATTTATGGTATAAAGGGAACACAAATATTTAAGGGGAAAAAATAATGGCGTGTTGGCAAGGATATGTTCAAAAAGGAATGAAAAAGAAAGGTAAAAAAATGGTTCCTAACTGTGTGCCTAGAACAAAAATGGCAGACGGTGGATTAGTAAACGTACCTGGTTATAAACCAGTTCTAGGTAATAATAAGTTTAATTATCCTAGCGGAGGAATCACAGTAAAAACTCCTAAGTAATGGACGGAATACAATTAATTTATAAATTAAAAAAACAAATTGAAGAAACACAGAAATCTGTGCAAACCTATGTCCTAAATGGACAGGTTGACAATCACGAAAAATATCAATATATGGTAGGACAACTTCGTGCATACGAAACAATTTTACAGGAAATCTCTACCCTGCTAACAAATAAGGAGCCAGAAGATAATGAAACAGGAACAGTCATCGATATTAACACCAAACAATGATCTTATTGGTGTAAAGAAAACCAAAAAAGTTACAAACGAATCAACAAAATTACCACAGCCTACAGGTTGGAGACTTTTAATTTTACCATTTAAAATGAATGATAAAACTAAAGGTGGTATTTACTTAGGCGAATCTACTTTAGAAAAACAACAAGTAGCTTCACAATGTGGAAACGTCTTAGCAGTAGGGCCAGATGCATATGGAGATAAAGAAAGATTTCCAGATGGGCCTTGGTGCAAAGTTGGAGATTGGGTAATGTTTGCACGTTACGCAGGCTCTAGAATAAAAATAGAAGGTGGCGAAGTTCGTCTGCTAAACGACGATGAAGTTTTAGCAACAATCAAGAATCCAGAGGATATCTTGCATGAATATTAAACATAGGAGAACTTATGCCGGACAAAGAAGAAAAGATAATTGATCTGCCATCAGATGGACCTGATACAGAGGTTACCTTACCAGAAGAAACGGTTAAAGAAGGAGCACAAGATGTTGCTGTTCCTGAAAAAAAACCGGAAGGAGAAGTAGAAGTTACAGAGGAGAAAAAACAAGAATCTCCAAAAGAACTTATACAAGAAGAAACAACTAAAGAAGAAACACCGAAACAAGAATCAGAATTAGATGAGTATAGCGAAGGGGTTAAAAAAAGAATCGCTAAACTTACAAAGCGTATGCGTGAGTCTGAACGTCAAAGAGACGAAGCCACAAAATATGCTCAATCTGTTTTAAGAGAACAGAAGTCTTTAAAGGAAAGATTATCTAAATTAGATACAGGTTATGTATCTGAAATGGAGAGTAGAATTACTTCAAGTCTTGAAGCTGCTAAATCTAAATTAAAGCAAGCTAGAGAAGATGGAAGTATCGAAGCCGAAATTGAAGCACAAAAAGAAATTGCTAAATTAGGTTACGAGGAAGCTAGATTGGCTGATATGAAAGTTAGTCAAGAAGCTGAAAAGAAGAAGATTGAATCAAATAAACAACAACCAAATATTCAACAAGAACGTTCTCAGACACCAAAGCCGGATCCAAGAGCTACTGAATGGGCAGAACAAAATGCCTGGTTTGGTAAAGATAATGCTATGACTTATACAGCATTTGATCTGCACAGAAAATTGGTGGAAGAGGAAGGTTATGACCCACAATCGGAAGATTATTATGGAGAATTAGATAGAAGAATAAAGCTTGAATTTCCCCATAAGTTTGGTAATAATACAGAACAATCGACTAAGCCTACACAAACTGTAGCTTCGGCTACGCGAAACGTCAAAAGAGGCACTGGTCGCAAAACTGTGAGACTCACATCATCACAAGTAGCAATTGCTAAAAAACTGAATGTGCCACTTGAAGAATATGCTAAACAAGTAAACGTAGAGGAGTAATAAGCATGACTAAATCTAAAACTGAAACACAAGTTACAGAGGAAGTAAAAAAAGACTCACGCGCGTCCGAGACAAGAGAGGCTACTAAGCGTCCTGTCGAGTGGACACCACCCTCATCTTTAGATGCACCACCTGCGCCGGATGGTTTTCGACACAGATGGATAAGAGCCGAGAGTTTAGGCTTTGACGACACTAAAAATATTTCTGGTAAATTAAGATCAGGATATGAATTAGTAATGGCTTCAGAGTATAAGAATTCGGGTTATCCAATAGTTGAAGATGGCAAACACAAGGGAGTGATCGGAGTCGGAGGTCTGTTGCTGGCCAGAATACCTAACGAGGTCGCGAAGGCACGTCAAAAATACTATAGTGAAAAAGCTATGGAAAGAGACGAGGCAGTCAAAAACGATCTACTGAAGGATCAGCACCCGAGCATGCCTATCAGTTATGATAGCCGCTCTAGCAAATCTTTCGGTGGTAAGTAAAAGTTTTTTAACATTTACTATCAACGGAACAAATTAACCGCACTGGAGGCCCGTAAGGGCAGGTGCTAACGGAGGAAAATAATATGGCTAATCAAGATGCCGCTTTCGGTCTTAGACCGTTAAAGACAGTTGGTCAGCAAGATGATTCCACTGGAATGAGTTCTTATAATATCAGTCCGGGTGATGCGAGTGTAATATTCCAAGGTGCTTTAGTAGGTTCGCCTGCTACAGGTACAGGATACATAGACTTGCAAACAGCTGGTTTAGTATTAAACTTAGGAGCGTTCTGGGGAACATTCTATAACGATCCAACTACATTAAAACCTACGTTCAAAAACTACTACCCAGGATCAATCACTCCACCTAACAGTGGCGCGGTTGAGGCATTTGTGTATGACAGTCCATCACAAATGTACGAAATCCAATCAGACAATGCAGGTGCTTCTGCTCAAACAGACATCTTCAAATGTGCGGATTTAGCTGGTACAAGTGGTTCAACTTTGAACGGAGTAAGCTCAATGGAACTAGCAGATTCAACTCTAGGTACTACTGGGCAATTCAAAATCATCGGAGTTTCAAGAGACCCTGAAAACAGTGATCTAACATCAGCAAACGTCAACTGGCGTGTAATGGTGAACGAGCACTTATTAGGATCTGGAACTGCCGGGGCAGCGTAATAAGGAGAAATAAATTATGGCTATATCACGACAACAACTCGTAAAAGAGCTTGAGCCAGGTTTAAACGCCTTGTTCGGCCTTGAGTATAAAAGATATGATCAGGAACATGCAGAGATATATGTTACTGAGACATCTGACAGAGCTTTTGAAGAAGAAGTAATGTTATCTGGTTTTGCTAATGCATATGTTAAACCTGAAGGTTCAGCAGTTGCATACGACAATGCACAGGAAACATTCACTGCAAGATACACTAACGAAACTGTGGCTCTTGCATTTGCTTTAACTGAAGAAGCAATGGAAGATAACTTGTATGATAGACTTTCGTCTAGATATACAAAAGCACTAGCGAGATCTATGGCAAATGCTAAACAGATCAAAGCAGCTAACCCACTAAATCAAGGGTTGCCTACTACAGACAACTATGATTCTGGTGATGGTGTTTCTTTGTTCAACACAGCACACCCAACGATCGCTGGTTCTTTCCAAAACACATTAACTACACAGGCAGACCTTAACGAAACATCGTTAGAACAAGCAATGATTGACATTGCTGGTATGACAGATGAGAGAGGTCTTAAAATCGCAGCAAGAGGAATGAAAATGATTGTTCCTTCTGAGAACCAATTCAATGCTGAGAGATTGATGAAATCTCAAGGTAGAGTTGGTACAGCTGACAATGATGTTAATGCTCTAAGATCTATGGGAATGATTCCTGAAGGTTACAGAGTAAATCACTATCTAACAGATACTGATTCTTGGTACATCATGACAGACGTGCCTAATGGTATGAAGTACTTTGAAAGACTACCTATCCAAACTAAAATGGAAGGTGATTTCAATACTGGTAACGTTAGATACAAAGCTAGAGAAAGATACTCATTTGGAGTATCAGACCCTAGAGGTATCTTTGGTTGCGAGGGTGCTTAATAGTTAACCAAATTAAGGGGCCGCCTTAAAACGGCCCCTTTTTAATTTATAAGGGTGAATATATGAAAAAATTCCTAGTACAAATTTCTGCTTACGGATATCACGCTAAATTTGAAGTTTTAGCGGAAGATAGTGTTGAATCTATTGAAAATGCAATAGTTGACAAATTGGGAGAAAAGAGTATAAAATGGGAATATCTTGGAGAAATGATGGATCCAAGAACTAGAAGAATAACCTATGAGGAGGTTATAAATGATACAAGACCTGTACAAACAAAAGAGGTCCTTGGAGTTGAGGTGGCAGCTGGAGTATGAGCAGTTTGGAAAATATACTCTGGATATGGTCAGAATTGACGACAAAATTAAAGAAGTCATTACTGAAATCAAACTCGAAGAAAATAAGATTGCTGATCGAGAGAATGCAATCAGAAATGCTGCTCCACAAGTTTCTTTGGCTACTTAAATAAAAGCCAAACCGCTGAAATCGTACATTTCCTGTAGGATCTCTTGCACTCTACTAAAATCTAATATATAATTTAATCACTATACAATTATTAAATAGAATACTGACGCGTATAGTCGACGGCCTAGAGACAGTATTCGGAAAACTAGGAGGATTATAATCATGGCAACAACATTGTTTAGAGGACCTGTTTTAGTTGGTAAGAAAAACGAAGCTGGTGTAACTGGATTCAACATTGAAGCAAAAGAATCTAATTATACTGTAGTCGCGACTACTGACTCAGGAAAAACATTTACATCTAAAACTGACGGTACTGTTTTCACCCTACCCGCTATTGCGATAGGAAATACATTTACATTCGTAAATACTGCTGAAGACGGAAGCAACACATTAACAATAAGCCCTAATGCTAGTGATGGTATTACTTATGCTGGATCATCTACAGATGATAAAGATTTAATTAATACTAAATCTACATCTAAAGTTGGGGACTTTGTTACATTAGCATCTTTGGACGGAACTGTGGCATGGCAAGTAGTGGCATGTCAAGGTACATGGGCTAAAGAGTCTTAATAGTTAATTAAGTGCTCCTTCGGGAGCACTTTTAATAGGAGAAAATAAAATTATGAGTACATACCCAGTAGATATAAAAAGTACGAACGTCTCTTCAACTGGAACTAGCACTATTTTTGCTGGCCCATGTAGAATACTTGGACTTTACTATAACGGAAGTGCAGGTGCAGGAACTATAGCTATTAAAGATGATAGTACTACTATATGCACGATTGCTTCAGGGACTGGAACTGTATACATGCAGTTTCCTGGAACTGGTCTTCGTTGTGAAACAAGTGGAAAATGCACTTTAACAACTATTGACGAAGTTACGTTCTTTTTCGGTTAGGAGGTTAAATGGCGAATACTACTTCCGGAACATTTACTTTCGGAAAAACTTTTGCAATTGATGATATTGTAGAAGAAGCTTTCGAAAGAATTGGAATTCGTGGAGTGGCTGGTTACCAGCTTAAAACTGCGCGAAGATCTTTAAATATTCTTTTTCAAGAATGGGCTAATAGAGGTGTGCACCTATGGGAAATAGGTGATGGTTATTTAACTTTAGTAGCTGGTACAAAAGAATACATTGGTTATAGATCTTCTGGAGATGGAACTTCTACTCTATTAGATAGTGGAGGATCTGCTTTATACGGAGTGGACGATGTTTTTGAAGCTTCTTATAGAAGTAATGCAGGTACAACAAGTCAATCAGATAGTCCTTTAACAAAAATTTCAAGATCAACTTATTCAGCTTTATCAAATAAATTAGCTCAGGGACAACCTTCTCAATACTGGGTTCAAAGATTTATAGATAAAGTTACAATTACTTTATACACAACTCCAGGATCGAGCCAAGCTGGAGACAGAGTTCAATTTTATTACATGAAAAGAATTGATGACGTTGGCGCATATACAAATGCAGCGGACGTTCCATATTATTACATTCCATGTATGTGTGCAGGATTAGCTTATTATTTAAGCCTAAAGTATGCACCAGATAGAACACAAAATTTAAAACTTCTTTATGAAGATGAATTATTAAGAGCGGAGGCAGCGGATGGTTCAAGTAATAGTACTTTTGTTACACCTAAAACTTACTATCCAAGTGTTTAATTATGGCAAGATTTGCAAAAGGAAAATTCGCACTAGCAATCTCTGACATTAGTGGCCAAGCATTTCCATGGAATGAAATGGTTACTCAATGGAATGGATTGTTTGTACATTTTTCTGAATTCGAATCTAAACAACCACAATTAGATCCTAAACCAAGTGCTGCAGATCCAACTGCTTTGCCTAAAACAAGACCACAACAACCACCACCTGATACATTAAGATTTTTAGATTTTAATCCTTTAAAAACTTTTGCTGCAGCTTCACCAATTATAAATGTAAGCTCTCTTAATCATCAAAGAAATTATGGAGACACTGTGAGATTTAGAGGAGCTCCTACTACTTCACCTGGTACTGGTACACCAGATACTATAGGTGATGATGGACCAGTTGCAGGAAGTCCTGTAGTAGGTTTTTCTAATATTGCAAATGTAGATGGGATTACTGGCGCAACTATTTGTAAAGCTGCGGGTTATACAGTTATTCCCGGCAAATACACTTCTACTACAACAACTTTAAATGGAGCATTAGACGCTTCTACAACGACAGTTGTTTTAACAAGCGTAACTGGATTCAGTAAAGTTACAACAGCATCTTATGAACCTACGATTGCAAACCCAACAGGTACTCCAACTTATGGTGCGTTAGTGGGAACAGAAATTATTAGTTATACTGGTTATGATGGAAACACTTTAACAGGAGTAACACGAGGTGCATTTGGATCTACAGCTGCTACTCACGATACTGGTGCTACAGTAAGGTTATTAATAACACCAGCCAATAATTATTATTTTAGTGCAGACACTAATGCAACTGCTGGACAAATTCGTGGAGGTGGCTATAATGTATCTTCAGGACCAGTAACTTTAAAAACGATAGGACCACAATAATATGCCAGCAGGATTAACATACACACTAGCAAATTTACAAACTGATATTCAGAATTACACTGAAGTTGGAAGTAATGTTTTTACAGAAGCAGTAATGAATAAGTTTATTACAAACGCTGAAAACAGAATTTATAGAGCCGTAGATGCAGACCTAGAAAGGCATTATGCAACATCAACTATGGTTATTGGAAATAGATATGTGACTATTCCAGCTGATCTTAGAACTATTAGATATATTCAATTAAAAGACA